AGAATAATCAGATTCTGGTAACCAACGCTTGTTTGGTTCTGCTGCTTCCATCTCTGCAAATGCATCTTTGTACGCTTTGGTTCTGCTAGAATTACCATCAATCTCTGTTGGCTTGCATCCAAATTCAATGTCAACTAATGCAGGCTCAAGTGTAGCAGTATGCACCAGGCTGCCATTTAATAGGGCAGGGGTACTTGGCGTGGGGAACTTCATCGAATGCTTCACCTTGAGTGGGCAAGAGCCGAGCAATTGTCTTGCTCGACTCGAACCCAACGCAATATCAGCATGATAGTCCTCGTTACTAATATTAGGTCGTAACATATCAATAAGGGACTTCGTCCTCGTCCTCCTCAACAGGTGGTTCAAATGCTGCAAACGGATCTTCACCATCAAATAATGCTGGAAGGTTGATGCGTTTTAACTCTGCCTTGGCAATTGCACGCAAATCCTCATCCAACTTTTTGATTGGCTTTGGATTCATGGCATAAGTTGTATCATCCCTTCCTTCACCATTACGCACCACACTGATGTCGTACTTACGGCAGTCACCCCAATCCTCATCATTGGCAAGCTGAATCAACTCCGCTTGTAGTTTTGTTTGTGTAAGTTCAAGTATCTGCACCTTACTCTCTGCATAATTGTAAACCACAAACGCAAAAAAGCTGCGTGGTTTATTGTCAAATGCCTGTGGTGCTTCTTCACCTTCTGCCCAACGGATCGGACGCTTCTTGCCATCCACAACTGCCCAGCCTAACGTTCCACATATAAAGCCTGGAGTAGGCTTATCATCACTACTTCCGATTATTCGGAACTTATTATCTCCCTGCTGAAACCTCATATAGTTTCCAGCGCCACCACCACCTTCTGAAGGTGCTTTTATATTACTAGGTAAGAATGCCATAATATTATTTATTTATCGTTTTTGTATTTTGTTGTTGCTTATTGTATTTTGTCATGCTTTTAGAGGTACATGAGCAAAACCCGTGAAAATCTAACTAAACCCTTATCCCTACGCTTACACTCAGATGTGCGTAAAACTATTAAAACCCTCAGCGAGGATACTGGTCTCCTTCAAGCCCAGCTTTACGACATGGTTCTTCGTGCTGGTTGTAAGACGATTGCAGAGAATGGAATGAAGCTTGAACTTCCGTTGAAGTTTGAGTTTCCAAAAAAGAAGTAAGTAAATCCTGCAAGTCTGTAATCTTTACTAAACTTGGGCGGTCTGCAAATATCTCGACTGCCCCGTTTTCTTTTACCCTAAATTCTATACCATTAAATATTGCTGTTGTTATCATAACTTTTTGTAGTTGATTGTAGTTTAAATTATTGTTTTTGCATATAGGTAATATGCATGGGGGATTTTTAATTATGCGATCTTACTCGCAGATATAGTAGGTAACCCACTATATATTTGATCAGTCAACTTGGTATCTTTATGACCAAGCGCTTTACTTGCCGGATAAATTCCATTGCTTCTCATCAATCGATGTCCGCAATACTTCCTTAACAAGTGAACTGCAAATCTTTCAGTTACTCCACATTCTTCTTTTAAGAATTGTGCAAAGCGTTCCCTAATTAATACCTGGGAACAATTTAAAATTAAATCATCAAAGTCACGCATCTCCATGACCTTGTCCCAAAATGTTGGATCGCATGGTCTGTCTTGAAAGTCACCACCACTTTTAGGCTTATGAATACGAATGCATTTATTGCCTTCTATGTCCTCATATAAATCACTCCACTTCGCTCGCCTCATTTCTGAGTTACGCAAGCCCAATCCATACGCAAGTAAGTAAGCTTTGTAAAAAATTGGTTTGGTATACTTGACCGATTCACACTTCTCGATAATCACATTAATGTCATTCGTTGGTATGAATGCCTTAACGGGCTTTTGTTTGATTACCATTGTTTGCCAATTGGCCATGTGACTAGTCTCAATCCCAAGCTCGTCATACCATTCAATCATGCCACGAGAAAAAAGAGACTTGGACAATTTCAATCTATCTGCACCTTCTGGAAAGTTACGCAAAAAATGCTTAGGCAAAATCAACCCACTCTTGGGATGCCTGCCACCCAAATACCTTGTATCCAAGTCCAAGCTCATCTCTAGTTTCTTTAATACATACTTAAATGCATTCGCACAATTACGCATTGTTTCATACTTCGGTACATTAAAAGATGTACTGCGACAATCTTTGTAAGCGTAAATTAATTCGCTTAGAAGGATTGTCCGTGCTTGAGGTTTCTCATAATTCAATACAATATTATCAGGCATACTTCGTGGGGGTTGTGGTAATTTTCCACGATTATCTATATCTCCTCTTGAAGTATGTAAAGCTTTTACGTAATTGTTAGTTATATGCATCTTTTTAGTTTTTATTTTTGTGGGTTTTTATTGCCCCTTGCGACTTCCTCTAAGAAATGCATGAGATCTCTTTTAAGAAGTGCAAGGTTCTATCTAATTGTTGTTAGTAAATATCCTTGATCTGAAATCAGAAAAAGCAAAAAATGTTTTTATGTCAAACACATTGTGTATTTTTTTTACCTTGATTAGGTAGCACTAGTAATGCAGTCCAAAAAAAGCCACCCGGAGGTGGCTAGGTGCTGACACTCCTGCCAGCTAACTCAAGGAATTACTACGTCCCTTTTGTAAATGCTAAGTTAGTTTGAGTTGTTTATTTTGTCAAGCCTACGGGAACATTGCTTGCGGGTTTTCTTTTTCTTGAAATCTACCTCTACGCTTAAGGAAGTAATCCATCTTCTTGTCTTCGTATTGCTTCATTATCTTCGCTCGTTGCTCGTCATCAACGCCAATTAATGACTGCACTTGGTCAAGCATGTATGGGCCAATATCTGAGTTAGGCTTGCGTGCAGCTTCCTCGTACAAGTCCATGATTTGCAACTTGTTTTTACCTGCCCTTGCGAACTTTAGGACATCTACTTTTAACTGTTGTGTTTTAGCTTCTGGATTCTCTAAATGATACTCTTCATCAGGATTAAGAATACCTTTACTTGCCAAGATATACTTTACCATTTTTTGATTATTTTTCCTTGCAGTTACTGAAGTTGGTTTTAAAAGCAGTTTTTGCATTAATATTGGGTCTAGCATTGCTTCAGATAGTATTTGCCTAAGTTTTAAAGTGGGCATTTTATCAAGAAACTTTTGACCTGCCTTAGAACCTATATGAGCAACTATCAAACTTGGTGCGCCACCTGCGAGGACGCTATTAGAAGCGAGTGTAGCACCAGCAAGTCTACCTACAATATCAACAAACATATCAGTCTCTAATCCTTCCTCAATTGATTTAAGTTGATTCCCATCAGATCGTGATGCAAGTGCTGCTTCAAATTCTTGAGCGCGTTTTGCCATTTTTTTAATGGATTTCACTTGCTTTGGTGTCATTAACTTACTTGCAATTAAATCTTGCTCTAGTGTTCGCTTGCCTTGTTTTTGAGCTAGATTATTCAAGAGAGTTGTTCCACTTATAAAGCCTGAACCATCTGCCTTAACTGTACTAGACCTTAATAAGTTCTCTACAACAGATTGCTGGATACCTTCTACTGCTCTTTGTGGTTTAGTAGTATGCTTTCGTGCAAGATTAACAGAGTCCCTAAGATCAATGTATCTTTTTTTGCTTCCACTTAAAATGTTACCTATAAATTTATCAACTCTAGGAGTTTTTAAAACTCTTCCGGCAACTGATTTACTGAAACTTTCAACTGAGTTTTCTGCCCATTGATTGAGTCTCTTTACTAAATGTGCCTGTGCTTCTGGTAGTTTTAAATCATTATATATACCTAAGTCCTTCAAACCTTGTGTGTGTTTATTTAAAAACTTACCAAGCGCCTCTGCATTCACACTACCATTTTGTATGGTTTCATTTGCCATTGCATAATAAAACCTAGCAAGTGGGTCACGCATGTCTTTTTGATATACACCCTTTGCACCTGCTTCCATTAAATCATCAAATGTTTGGTAAACTTCTTGTTGTGTTTTTGTTAAAAGTTTATCAAGAACGATATCAGGTTTTGGCAAATTGCCTTGTAAACTTTTCGTGAACATCTTACTCACAGGTGGTAAGGATAAAAACTGATATTTATTTCTAGTTGCATTATTTGCTAGTGTGAGTTGTGGGCCTGCCCCAACACTACCTAGATCATTAAGTATTCCAGTTTCTATGATGTGCAACCTACGAGCTAGATCACGATTTGGGTTAGTTCCTACCATTGCATTTCTAATCTGACTGCTCACTTCTGATCTGGCTTTTAATAAATCACCTGACTGCAATGAGACTGAGGTATTTCCTGTCTTTTTTGTAAGTTTGCGTAATCCATCAGTTAAATTTATGCCAAGCATTCCCTCTGGTTCAGATGCAATCTTCAACAAAGACGCTTCAGTGTCACTTGGAGTAACACGCAATGTTTTGTCTACTTTATCCCATAATAGACTTTCATCTTTCTTTATATCTGTATACGTATCATCAAATATTTTTTTAATCTGCCTTGCAGTTTTTTCCTTAACTTGTGGTACTCCAGGCACTGCAAATCCTTGCAATCTACTTTGTAATACATTTGCCTTATCAACTGCATTTTTCACGCGCATGGCAGTAGATATATTCATTTGATCCATTCTTGCTTGTGCAACAGTACGAAGAAATTCAGGATTTGCTCCTTTGATTTGTAAAACTTGATTATACAAGTTATTCATTTCATCTATTGCCTGTCTTGTTTGCTGTGCAGTAGCAGATTTGATTTTGCTATCGTTTGCAATTAAGGTTCTTTCGACTGCAAGCAAAGTAGAATCATTGGTTATCATCCCAGGTGACAAGCTGCCTGTTTTTGGATCTAAAATAGTTTCACCTCTTGCACCACTTGCTATTTGTTTTTGCGTGCGAGTTGTTTTCTTATTTCTATACTGCGGGAATTTAACAAAGAATTTCTCTAATCCTTTTGCAAGTTTTGTAGGATCTCCACCAGCATCAACTACAGTCTGTTGTAGTAATTTAGCTGCTACTGAATCTGCGTCTCCTAATTTAATTTTTATGTTTGTGCCAAGTCTCTCCAATCTTTGACCACCTGCTAACTTAATTAATCCAAGAGATAATCCAGGTAATGCGATGGGAGCTAATGGGGTAGCTATTGAGCCAAGCATACGAGCAGAAGAATCTCCTGGTCTAGTTGCCTCTGCAACTGCTGCTCCTGTACCAGATAGTGCTGCGAAAGCGCTTTCTAAACTTGCGTTTGCTCCAGGTTTTTTAGCAGCAAATGCAATCATTTGATTTACAGGATTTGCACTCTTTTCCAAGGTTGCAATCTGTAACGCAGTTCTACCTCCTGCGGCTTTCATAACCATACCGGCCGGCACTAGAGACATACCAACTTCTTCTCCAAAAACTGCTGCTGGTCTAGTGGAAGGTGGCATATCACCAAGTTCAGCAAGACTATCATCATCTAAACCTAATCTGCTTGGTTGCTTGTAGTAACCAAGTCCTGAAGATTGTATTACATTTCTAAAACCTTTTGAGCCTCCAAAAGGCGCATCAGAAAAAGATTCAAATGCGTTAAACCCTTCTTTTGTTGGATCGTTCGTCACTCCTGCTCCAGGTACAAAGTTTAAAAGTCTTGGTGACGCATTAATTGCTTCAGCAGGTAAAGCAAGCATTTGACCTGCACCCTCAACTGCACCTCTAGCTGCTGCGTCAATTTTTGCTTTTACTGATGGATCATCTGCCATTTGAGCTTGCATGTCAGAAAATGCTTGAGCGCGTTTATTTGTTAATGCTTCATACTCAGATAATGCTTTTTGATAAGCTGGGTCACCCTGTAAACCAATGTTTGTTTTTAAATATTCTTCAATTTCATTATGGTCACTATCCATTTGAGACAGTCCAATATTATTTTGCGATACACCTCTACGACGTAGTTCTGCATTAATTTCTTCTATTGTTACTTGGCTCATTAGTTATCTCTTGAATTTAACAGGTCTGCTCTCATCTTATTTAAGTCATCAGTTGACATTGATTGTAACCCAGGGTTAATAACGCCTGTACTTGCATTGCTATCAATATCTTGAGGAGAGTTAGCAGCATCTAAGATTTTGCGCATATTAGGTGACATTTTGTAACTTGAATCAGGTGATTGAGTGTTCCCTAATGCATAATCAAGTTGCTTTCGTATTGTTGGTGCTTTTAAAGCAATTTCTTGTGCTTTAGCATATAATTCTGAGCCTTGGTTTACTGCCGGGTTATTTAATGTTGCAACTGCATTTTGGTATGCAATATTTAGGTAATTAGGGTATTCAGTTAACCTATCTCTAACATCAGCATTACTCATGTTTGGCTCTGCTATAACATCATCTTTGACTAATTTTTGCGTCCAAACATTACCTCTAGAATTAATAGAACCAACCAAAAGTGGTAAGATTTGCATATTGATTGTATTAAGTTCTTTGACTGATTTCTGACGATCTCCTAATTGCAAGTCTGCACCAAACATCTTTTGCGAAATGTCATCAAAATCTTTCCCTTCTATTCCGACCATACCTAAAGTATAGTTCATTACATCTTCAAATTTACCCCCAATATCCTTACCTGCTGCCATTGGTACATCTAAAGGTTTTTCGCTTAATACTACTTTTTCTGCACGATCTAGTCCTTCCTGTATGACTGTGTTAGTGTTATCAATTTTAGATTGGACTGTATTCTCAGTAGCAGTTCCAATTCTTGCAAGGTTGCCATCAGGAGCTTGGATAAATGGCCCACCTGGTGCAACAATACCACCTGCATCTACAATTTGTTGCTGTCCACGTCCCTCTATAGTATCTTGTTGTGTCTGCAAGACTGCTTGCTTGTATTCCTCTACTTTGCTTGGATCAAATTTCTCAAGTGGTTGACGCTGGGCAATATTAGATTCATTACTTGCCAACCATAATTCCCTTGGAGTCATTTTACTGAAGTCACCCATTTGATAGCTTAAGTCTGTCTCAAGTTCTTCCTCTAATTGTTGATAATATTTTTCGCCTTTTTGTTCTTTATCTGATTTTGTTTTTTGTTCATCAACCTCACCAAGTAACTTTTGAATATTAATTTTACCTGTTGTAAATTTTTGATTGTCAAAGGGGTCAAAATCTAATTTTTCAAGATCATAAACTCCCGATTCTATTGCATTAAGATTTCTTACTAATTTCTGTTGACCAGGAGTAAGTTTATTAAATGCTTGGGTTTTATTAGATGAACCCTGCAATTGTTCTATAATTGTCCTGCCTTGCGCTGCATAAGACTTTCTTAACTGATTTTCACGTTCTAGCTTACTTGCACTTAAATCGTCTATAAGTTTTTTACTAGCAGTTGATTGTTCTACTTGTTTTGTAAGTGTATTTTTATACAAGTTTGCAATTTTGCGATCCTCTTCCTTTTGTGCTTTAAGATCCACTTTCTCCATCATCGCAAGGTCACCTGCAAGACCTTTTAACTGAGTCATATTTAAATCACCTTTAGCAAGTTTATCTAATTTGTTTTGTGCCTCCTTGTCTGCCATCTCATCCCCTGTTGATGTCATGCGTGTTAGGTACTCAGGATTAAACTTTATGGCACTTTCAATTTGATCTGTAAGTTCTGCACGCTTCTCCTTGTTAAGCCCATACTGCTCAATCATACCTCCAACCTGCTTGCCTAAATTAGCAGCCATTTGGCCATACGCCCGTCCAGGGGCGGTTGCCACATTCATGTCCATCCGTGCTATTGCTGGGCCTGGGCCTCGTCCGAAAAAAGGTTGTCTTGCCATAATATTTTATCCTCCGAATCTGCCTTGGAATAATCCACCACCCAATGATCCAAGTCCTTGAAACAGACCTGATGTCATACTCGCCTTATTTGCCGCACTTGCTGCATTGGCATCCATGATTCCTTGGTAGTTCTGTGTGGCTAAATTCCCAGCGTAATTACTTTCTGGGTTAAATAATCCAGGGCTTGATTGCAGGGCAAAGCCAGCAGATCCAAATCCTTGTTGGGCTTGAATCGGTGTATTAGCAGACCTACCTGTCAATGCTTGTAACACATCAAAGTTTCCTAGGTTGTATGCACTTGCTGCATTTGCCAGCCTTTGTTGTTTCACTCCACGATTAGCAGCAAGGCGTTGGGATACTTGTTCTGCAAAAGTAGACTTCTGTTCTTCCATGCCTCGATCTGCTGCACCTCCAAGGATTTGTTGATCAAGATCACGTTGTTCTGTCTCTGTTAATCCTTGCCCCGATAAAAGTTCTTCCTGTGCTTGTGACATGATTCCTTGCCGAATGGATTCTGCCAATGGGTCTGCTGCTCTTTGTGCTTCAAGAAGTTCCGGGCCAAGATCCCGAATCATGGCAATCTCATCTTCAGTTGCCTTACTCTTCATGCGTGCCTGAGATGGGATAATATCCTCTTCTAATGCCTGTAAGATTCCCTTGGTTGGATCAATACCAAGTTGCTGAAGTTGCATTCTACGCTCAAGGTCTGCGTATTGTGGTCTATACTTGGATTCAGATGCGTATAATTCTGGTGCTAGGTCAACTTGTGCTTTAAGTGTTTCTCTTGTTTCGCGCCCATAGTCACGAGGTGGAGGGGCATCCACATCTCCTTTTTTATACGAAGGTACTCCACCAGCAGCAGGCTTTCCTGACCCACCCATTTCCTTGAGCATTAATGCTTCGGTAGGATTGATGTAAGCAAGACTCTCACCAGGAGGTGCTTGCTCGTTTAATTTATTAGCTGCTTCTTTTAAAGGATCATTTTTCATTGCTTACTTTCTTATACATTTTTTCCCAAGAATATGTTCTTAAAGTTGTCTCACCATTTGGTGTAATTCGTCTAAATTTTAAAAAGGGTAGGGGTGCAAGTTGCTCCATCATTTCTTTAATACATCCTTTTCCTGCAACCCAACGAATATACCAGGTGTCTGGGTTCTTGCAGAACCATTGGTTGCTTGCATCCTTACTTCCATCAATTGCTTTGCACATCATAAAATACGATGGGTTTGATGCGACCATACCACCAATCATATAGTTATGTAGTTCTCTAAACAACAGAGACTTGTCCTCATAAATTGCTAGAATCTGCTCAAAAGGTGCTAGTCCTTTAAGCTTGGTTAGCATCTCTGTTTTTAAATTACCCATTAAAGTGCGGAGATTATGAAGGCGAGTAGTTCGTCATATCGGATTCCTAATTGTGTCACTTCTTCACCTGTATCTTCATCTGTCCAAGTGTCTGAGCAGAACAATCCATACTCATGTGCGTCTAAACCTTGAGCAGTAAATGCATCTCTTACATCCTGGGCTATGACTCCGATATGTTTTCTTGTGCCACCTTTAAATTTAAACTTTCTAACAAGTCCTTTACAAGCTTGTGCTACTCTAAGCTCTGCTTCAGATAACTCTTCTATTTCTTCTTTTCGGTTTTTATCTGAAGTATTAATTGCACCTGTGAGGGCATATACTGTATCCCATCTTTTTGAAGTTGAACCTATATTTGCAGCGCCGTTAGTTATTGGAGTTAATGAACCAAGGGATTGCATAACCCCATTAGGTTCAAATTTATGTGTTGTTTGGCCGGATGACTTTTGTGGTTTGGTAAATACTATTGAGCCATCTGGAATAGACATAATAATATCACTTTGCTGGTTAGGTGAAGAGCAAGCAACTGTCTCTTCCATTCGTATTCCTGCTCCTGTATTACTTCTTGAAATCTGAATATTACCATCTTTCATTTCCAAACCTCCATGAATGGTAGTTTCTCCTACAGCACCTATTGCACCACGAATAGACACTTTGTCAGCAGAAGCATCTGTGAAAATTAAGTTGGCATTTGTGTCACCTTCTACACGGAAATCAATATTACCACCTCCATCATTTACAACAACATTAGAGGATGAAACATTAAAGGTAGTGTCTGTGGAACTAATCTTAGCAGAAGTCACAGCATCCGTTGCAAGCTTAGATGTTACCACTGCATTAGCTGCAATCTTAGCTTCTATAACAGAATCTGTTGCAAGTTTGGCAGATGTTACACCATCGGTTGTGCCTGTTGAGTCTGCTATTTTTGCAGTGATGACTGCATCGTCTGCTAGTTGGGTTGAGTCAACTCCTAAGTCTTTTATTTTAAGGTATCCACTTCCATGAACTTGTAGAGTCGAGTTGTCTGTTGCTTCATTACTCCCGGTCTTAAAAGTAGCTGAGTCAACTAAAGCATTGAGGTTGGCAGCAGTTACATTGTCACCACTTGCATAGGTTGTTCCTTTATTTAAAATTGCCATAATATTATTGTGCTGAAGTTCTTGATCGGTCTGTTAATCGTGCATCCACTTTAACAGTTCTTATAAAAGGTCTGCCTGCTGTTGGCTTTACCTCCACACTGCATCCATATCCACGCAAGCGTATGCCTGCCCGAATACTTGCATCTTCACCCTGTGCTAAATCTCCTCCTAGTAATCCTTGGATTGTGTCACCTGTTCGTGTGCGATCTGGATCAGTGGTTGTAAAATTAATATCTCCTTGCGTGATGCTAAAGTCCTCAGATTTTAAATGCACTTCGGCACTTGCGAAAATCTTTCGGTCTATACTTTCAGCATCATATTCTCTTGTTTGCAAAATCGAATCTACAGCAATAGTTTGTGGAACGGATACACCAGCAGTTACACTTACCTGGTCACCTCCATCAAAACCTTCAACCTTATGCACACCACCTTCACTTGTGGTTATGTATAGGGCATTCTGCGTACCTTCACGCCCTACAATCATGTCTCGTATGTTGAAGGATAAGCTATTGACTTGGTCAATGCTCTCCCATCCATTATTAATGAAATTATAAATTACGATTAGATTATTTTCATTAGATCCATCGACAGGTATGGCAAGATAGTAACGATTGTTGAAGTATGTACCAACAGCTTTGTCGATGTAGTTTTGATTAATTCTATCAATGGTTGGCTTGATTGCTTCTGAAATTGGAATTTCTAAACCACGCAAATTATATTCATCAAGGAAGGTCAATGCATACACACCTTGGTCGGATAAAAATAAGACTTTGTTTCCTACCTGGGCAATGCTTCTGCGTGCAGAGCATCCAAGGTCAGGTGTAATAACATTTGCTTGAACATCCTGCAAAGATCCACTTACCCCTGTTAAACGATGAATACTTCTGCGACAAAATACTAATAATGTATTTTCTGTAAATGCTTCCAACCCTACAATAAAATCACTTGCTCCACCTGTGACTCGAAATTGATTTCCAATGACGTCAAATGTAGTATCATCCAAGATATCACTTGCAATGATCTCGTCCATGTTTGGTCTTTTTGCAGGACTACTTGCAGAGTCATAAAAGTAGGGCAGCCATAGTCTACGCTGGTTTACTATACCAAATGGTGCAGCAGGCATTCTTACAAAATACGATGTGGCAACCTTCTTTAAAAATGTAGTTGCATCTGCGGTTGAACCAATATCTTCAACTGCATGATTAAAACTAAATGTTGTTGTTGTAGGTACACCCGAAACTACAACTTTTAAATCGGCCACATAGTTTGAATTTGCAGACTTTACTAATTCTATCTCCTGCCCAACCAAAAGACTATGTGGACTAGTGGTGGTTATAGTGGTTATTCCATTTGTACTTTCTAAATGTGTACCTACCACAGCAGTTGGCATGGTGTAATCACCACTAGCAACAGATGTGAAGTCATTAAAATATTCTACCAATGCACCCGAAGAATTATATGTCGTTGAACCTGTGCTTGAAGCTGCAAAGGTATATGTAAAACTATCTACGCTAGGAACTGTTACTACCTTATAAACTCCATTAGGATTACCACCACTTAAATAATTTCCCAACCCACTAATAGTGGCGAATTTACCCACACTTAATCCATGACCTGTGGAATTTATTGTCACATCATTATTACTTCGACTCGCACTTGATATTACTTTTGTAGTTAAATCTGGAGTTGATTCCAAGGTGGTCGCACTATTGCGAAAGATATACATTTTATTGAATGCCTGGAGTAAATCACATCTTTGATTAATAGTTGTTGCCCCTGGATATTTAACTTTAAATTCTGCTGAATCACGCAGGCGTAAAATACTGCACACGTTATTAGTTGCGGTAAATATATAATCATCCAAATCATCTGTGGTAGGATCGGAAAATAATGCAGATCCAAATACCTCGTTCACACCATCATCATTAATAATAAATAACGGGCCTAGATCCACTAGTGAGTTTGCACTTGTGGGGTATGTCTCATTGCCACCAGCAGTTAAAGAGTAGGTCAGGGTTGTACCACTAACACTTGCTATAGTCTTTACTCCATTTGGATCAGTAGTGGTGAATCCTAACCCACCTACTGTAATACTATCTCCTACTGTAAATGCAGAATCAAAGCTCGTGGCACTTGTAAGAGTGGCAACATTTGTGGTGGCATTTACACTCGCATTTGTAATTACATATGCCAAGCGTGTGACCATTTGATCTTCCGGGCAAATCAAGCTGCTTGCACTTGTGCCAAAAGATTTATCTGCGCCTGTGTCTGCAAAGGTAAGTTGTTTATTGGAAAAGTTAATGGCAGTTAAAGTATGTGTGCCATTGGGATCGTCAGAACCAAAGTCTGTTAGTCCTTCAATGGTAATAGAATTGCCCGGTACGAATGCAGTATTTGGTGTGGTTGCAAGTGTGAGTGTAACTACATTACTCTGCCTTTGTGCTGCACTTATAACAAATGGTAAACGAATAGCGTCTGAATCGATGGTGATCGCGCCTGCAAGTGTAAGTAACCCCTTGCGTGGTTGCCAATTACCATCAATATCCATGCGACCATTTTGGCTTAACTGTACTTCACCTGGTTGCAGTTGGGTAGGGCGTAAACGATTGTTCATGCGAGCGAATGCAGTATCACCTTCTGATCTGTACTGATCGTCTAGTTTGCCGTAGCTTCGGTATCTGCTCATTTCTTTTTTACCTCCTGGTAAAGTTTGAGCGACATATATACTAGGGTGACTAGACCTACCACTATCCCGATTGCCGAGTCAAAGGTTGACAGGCCGAAGGTGGCCGCTGTGCCTGACATTCCTAAAACTGAAACTCGATCAATCATTATCTGCGGGGCGATGGCCCGAAATAGAATCCCAAAATACAGGGAAGGATGGTGAGGTTTCCCATAAGGCTGATGTGTCCAGTAGTGATCTGAATTGGTTTTTGGGGGGATTGCCAGCTAAGGAGTCCGAAGAGGATTTCTGTTCTACCTTCTCCTGTTGCGTTGGAGAGGACGACCAGTTCTGCACTGGGGAAAATCGTACACAAGATAATTGAAGCACACATGGAACTAACGCCCACAGTCGCCAATAATTTTCTCGTCTTCGAGGCCGTCTCTGCCTGTCCTGAGTTTGCAATTTGCTCCTGAAGTCGAAGGAAGTTTTCATTGCCTCTACTCTCTCGAGCCATCTCCAAGTCATGCTTTTGCTTGCGGCTTTCAAAGACCATGCCAAACACGCCTTTAAGGATCGCACCCATCGCTGTACTGCCTCCACCGGTAAGAAGCATGGCAATAAGTTCACCCATTTCATTTAGCCTCCATTTTCTCGAAGATTTTTTTAATATCTTCACGTCGATCCTCGCAGACTTTGGTCAGATGATTAATATCCTTAATCTGCCCGGCATGAGATATTTCTAATTGACGAACTCGATCTTTCATGTCGTCAATCTCCCACTTGTTACGCTTGATGAAAAATGCGAGTATGGAAAGTGCAACCCCAAGACCAGCAAACATATAGTGTGTAACTTCCATTTCACCTTGCTCCCCCGTACCTTAACTGCTCAAGTAATTCGTCTTGTTTTAATGCTTGTTTCTCTAGAAATAAAAGTCTCATGTTCTGCTCGGCATCATCTGGTAATGCACCTAACTCTCCTCTTGGCCATTTAACACGAAACTCACTGTTCATATCGACCTCATGGTGCAACCTTACATTCTCGTTACGAAGGTCATCTATATCTGATTTAATCGTAACAAAACTATATGTGGCTATAGCCACGGCAGAAATAGTTTTCAACATGAAAGCGACATTGGCCTTCACAACTGAATTCTCGCCTATCGCATCTTTTTCTTCAGTAGACATTACTCGCCAGGAGGATTAGCTGAGTGCAACTGATTTGAGTGTCGAGTCAGAAGCTCCGGCAGTTGTAATAGCTACATATATTTTAAAGGTATCAGTAGCTAAATACAATTCTCCTTTAGTTGATTCTTTTGCGAACTTCGTCTTATTAGCATCCGTCCCTGTCTTAACAGCGATGGAGTAATCCTTCCGTCCTAACTTTTGCTGTGCCATGACTTAGGAAGCTGTACCAGCGTTGATGCAAGGTGAGGATGGGCGAAGGCGATAGTCATTGTTTGCAGAGTCTACGAATAGAGGATCGGAGAATACATTGTTTGTACCTCCGCTCGTGTTGCCTGAACCAAATTGAAAGAAACAACAGTTGGTTGAAGATGCGGCTGTATTTTCTGCTGATGTAATCACTGTGTTAGCCGTGTCATCCGACATGAATATACAGTTCTTTGCAACAGTTGGCCCACCGCCAAAAAAATCAATATTAGTAACTCCAGCACCGTTAAGCCCTGTCACAAAATAAGTATTGCTTGTAAATTCCGACAAATCGTCCCAATCTCGCCCCAATCTCAAGGCATAACTCGTGTCAGTTACATTGTTTTCTATTAAGCAGTTTGTAATCTTACCGCCAGCAGTGCCAGGTTTAATAACAAAACTATTAGTTACAATTAAATAACACTGATCCATGAGCGTGGAATCGTAAATGTCTACCCGCTCGGTTGTGTTTAAAGATGCGATTTTAAATTTCTTAACTGTTACAGAAACTCCTGATGCACCAAATTGTATGCCACTCGTTGTAATAATCGCTCCGTGAAGGTTGAGTGACTCATAAGTTACTCCTGACGCATCCCATGTTGAACCAGCATAACTGCCATCAGTAAAAAGAATAGTTCCCCCACTTCCAGCGGCAGTTTCTGCCGTTGCTAATTCGCTATAAAAATAAGGAGCGGCTAATGTGCCTGATCCTGAGCCTGTTCCTGGTTTAATATATACTGTTGCCATAATATTTGTTTGTTAAGTTTTAAGAAATTGTTCCACCCGATATTAAAAGTGGTGCTTGGTTTGCTCCTATATCAGGAACATTGAAACCTTGTCTTGCAGGTAACCCATTAGCACCTAAAGTATCTGAATCTCCTGTGATTAAAGAGTAAGTTCCTGATGTAGTTGTAATCTCTATGTCAGGTTCTGTTGAATCTTCTACTACCGATACACCTGTTGTTAATTCTAACCGACTCGATGGGGTATTTAAGTACGCCCTGGATGAGTCTGTTTTAACTACAAAGTCTAAGTTGCCACTAGCATCAGCAATAACCATGACTGACTTACTTGGATTGTCCGTGACCAAGAATGATTGATTAGGAAATGCTCCGATGTGTGGATTGTCTGTGCCTCTTAGTTGAGCGTCTCCAACTACAATATCTTGAAAGGAACAAGTCCCGTCTCCATCCTCTCGTAAGAATTTAGTAGCTCCTGTTTCTCCTGTCGAGGTAACTGCTGTGCCGTCAACTGCATTTGCAGTGGCTAAAGTACCTAGTCCTAAATTAGTCCTACTTGTTCCGGCATTCGCAACATCGGATAAATTATTGCTTGCGAGTAAATCTCCTTGTGGAGCGGCCGCTACCAGGTTGGCAACTGTTACCTTTTTAGTTGTTGCAGTTCCACTTACATCAACGATGGGTAAAACATCATCTGTGGCAGGTGTTGCCCCTAAAGCAGGTAATGCGGTTATCTTTTTATTATTTGCCATATCTCATTATGTTAAAATTCAAATTCTAAATAAAATCCATCCTCGGTCTGCATGAACGCACCTGCCTGTGTAAGCAGTACAAGGTTTGGCCCAAAGGGTGGAGTTCCACTTCCTGTGCTTGCGCGTCCAACGCTAAGATTAAGATCGAGTGTGAGTGCCATTAAATGTTGTACGCTAAAACTGCACCACTTGTAAGTTGGATGGAACTTATGTTTCCATAAATCGCAGTATTTGCAGCTAGTGTGGTTGCATCTTGCCCGGTGCAAATATCAGACAAGTTTTCAATATTACTTGTAATACTCGCAATCACTGTGTCTTCCGTTGCGAGTATCGCAAAGAATTTACCTGTGTGTACCGCATTATCATTGATGTAAATTCCACCATTTAGTCCTAAACCTCTATATTCTGATGCCATAATATTTGTTCCTTTTATGCCGATGAAACGGCAGTTGTTCCGTAAGTAATAAATTGTAATGGGGTGGTTTGCCCCTCTTGTCTTTCGAGTTTGTCTAACTCCTGTAAAATAATTGCTTCTGCTTGTTGATAGATCACTTGTGCCTTTTCTGTCTGTCCATCCGCCTCCAGCCACATGCCATAAGCTCCTGTTGTGGCATACTCCGCAAATACATATGGGAAGTCTGTTGCGTCACTTGCATACTCAGGGAATGGTGCGCGGTAATATACCCACACAGGTGCAGTTGATGCGTGATCTGGTAGTATTGCTTCTCCATACTCGCTTGCACCTGTCACATATACATTTTTAAATGCAATGTCAGATGTTGTACCTGTACCATATGGGTCATTCTCAGTGACCCGAAATATCTCGCTTATAGTTGTGCCAAAGTCCAGGTAGCTTAACATACTTGCAGTTGCAGTTGCGCCACTTCCTGCACCACCTGTAAAGCTAATCGTGGGTGTGCCTGTGAATGCCGTGCCATTGTTGGTCACTGCAACTCCATTCACTTCTCCGTCTGCATTAATGGTCGCAGTCGCTGCTGCTGAGTTTCCTCCTCCACCTGCGAAAACTACAGTTGGTGCTGATGTATAACTCGCTCCTCCACTACCTACTTGTACGCTTCGTACTCGAAGGTCTGGTATGACTTGCGTAATACGTGATACAAATGGCCATGCAGTGCGATCCCAGGCTAACTTGCCAAAACGATTAAAGCTGCGTACAGCAGCAGTTGATTCAGCAGTAAGGAATGAATCCACGCCAACCATACTTACTAGGTTGGTCAACATGGTGCTTACTGCTATCTTCCTCATGCGAAGCTTGGTTTATTAAAGCCTCCAGATACGAAGGTCTTCTTGGTAAATGATTTTGCTTTAAGATGAGGATTGTCCCGAAAAAATTCATTCGTGAACGCCTTATCCCCCCAGCAGCCTTGTTTGTATTGATGCCAGC